ATCAAGAAGTGTGTATGTTTCCTACTATTCATCTCATCGCCTCTATTGAGTGCTCCCACTTATAATTTAATAATTAATAATAATTTATTTTATATTAAAATTTATTTCTTTTAAATATTAAATTATTTAATTTATTTATTTATTTTTAATTTATTTTATTTTATTTTATTTAATAAGTTATTTAAATATTTATATTAATATTATGTGGGGTTGGCTTTTCGAGTGTGAGTTTGACTGTGTAGGCGCCTTAAATATGTTCTTATGTGTTCATGTGGTACACGCTCTTATCCCTTATTAACTATTTATTTGTTTTTAGCCTGTTTGGATTTCTTTGTGAGTTCCACTGGTTTAATAATGGTTTCTGTTTCTGCTATTAACTCTTCTTTTTCATCTTCTGAATCTACGTCGTAATCCAATTGTTCTTGAATCTTAGGTAAATTACTTTTATCTAATTTAATGTTATTTAATTTTTCTTTTAATTCTTCTAATTTTTCTTCTTTATTTTTAGCTTTATTCCTATTCACTATTTCTATTTTGTATATGTTCTTGCTTGCCACATATCTGTTGAATTTAACACTTGCCGAGTCTGATATTAGTGTATCTCCATTATAACTAGCTACAGTTAGTGTTTGGTTATCAACTAGTGATCCGAAATTTTGATTCAAGTCATTTATTTCAAAACTGATTACTTCTGGACCATTAAATCTCCAATTCCCTTGATTCACTGGTTGATTCTGAGGTATGTATATGATATAATTTTCATCATTACCTACCATGAAGGCTTTATATCCACCGTATCCTATTCTTAAAGTTGAGGTAGTTAATGCATCATATACAATTGGTATTTTTGTAGCATATTTAGCTGAGGAAGCTTTGGTTACAGATGTAAATCCCCATATTGGTGTATTTTCGTTAATCTCTATTTTAGTTCCATTGTAACTAGCTTCAGCTCCATTATCACCTTCTTCTACATCTATATAGGCTCCAAAAGGTACATCTGAATTGGGATCAATATTTATTAATGTGTTGTTCATGCTTAGCTGCAAATTTTTGTATATTATTAATCCTGTATTGTTGTATGTGTTTATTGATCCTATGGGATTTTTCAATTCAAATGACCATGTAACATAAAAATAACCTGGGGTTACTCTTTGGTTATTAGTATTTTTACATCCAATGGCCAGAGCAATAAATATGAATGGATTTGATGTTGTTGCAAATTCACCTCCCATTCTGTACAAATTAAATTGTAAGTTAGTCCTTGGTCTTATTCTTGTTGTGTGAGGTACATAGCATTGAGTCATAAATCCACCATTAGATGTTCTGAGTGATTGTTGTAAGTTATCATTGTCTATTCCATCATCCCAGATTGTTCCGCCTATAACATTTCCTTGTTGAGTTACAGCACACATAGGTATGTAGGTTATTTTAAAAAGTAGTGGCCTGTAATTTTGGTAACCTGATGCTAATGCAGCTATTCTTGTTCCTTTCCAATAAGCTGGATTTGCTGGTATTACAGTTATTACATTGGTGCTCTGTATAGGTGATGTTAAGTCATCAGGTATTGAATAAATAAGATCTCTTCCTGTTACTCTAACTGAATTTCCATTTTGTCTTAACATGGTAAATTTCTTTCTGAAGTTCTCTGCTGAGGCTGCTGCTAGTTTTCTTCCTCTTATTATATTTGCTCTTCTCTTCCTATTATTGGGTAATTTGCCTTTGATTCGTGGTTTTCTCTTTTTAGCTTTTATTTTGTTTACTGTAGTTGATAATTTAGATTGCATTTTTAAAAATTTGTTACGCCCACTAAGGTTTTTAGTTCTTCTGTGTCAAATTCTGCATTTATTTGTTGATTAATAAATTCATATTCTTGTTTAGTATTTGTTTCAGTTCTTATATTGTATTTACTTTGCATATTTTCCCAATATTGCGAATATATTAAATCTTCAACATTATCTCTTCCCTTAATTTCCATTAATTCTTTTAATTGCATGTTATAAAATGTTCCAAATCCAAAGTCAATTTCTGTTTTTCTTGTCTTTGATTTAAGTAATTTCTGGAATGTCTTATCGCACTTCTTTTTGAAGTCAATATCATCATAGAATAAGTTATATATGTGTTGTGCTTCTTCTATATGTGCTTTAGCCATTATATCAAAAACCTCTATATTTTTGTATGATGCCTGATATGCTATTGCTTGTTGTATGTGGTATTGCATCAATTTATATTTGGAGTATTGTTTTGGTTTTATTGAGTATTGAGAAATTCCAAATAATTTCTTAGGATCTCTAGTTAAAGTTATCTGCTCATATGAATCATTAATATACCAACTTCTTAATGAACAGAATTTGAATGATGATAGGTCTCCTATTTCTAAGAATTTGCAAATTTGTCCTATTCCATATTGTCTATTGTCATATATTTTTAATTGTCCTTCTGGTTTTTCTAGGAAATACTTGGCATATATACTTCTTATCAATTCATCTGAAATTCTCTGTTTGTATAATACTGAAAAGTCATCTCCTTTTGAAAATACTATGAAATCTTCTCCATATTTTAATCCTTCCATTTCATTGACATATATGTTGTACATAGCCATTCTAATAGTGTTTGCCAATGTTGTATCACTATCACCTGAAAATACAGTTCCGAGTACTTTATAAGTCATATAAGTGCGGGGTTTACCTGATACATGATACTTTACATCCATAGTTTTGTAGTGTAAGTTAGCTATAGTCTCGAATTCTTCTCTTGGTATGTGGTATACTTTATTGAGTATTCTATTGTAAATATAACGATCAAGTGCTTTTAGTGATATATCTTGAGAATTATCAAATGCTGATCCATCTCCTTCTACTACTTTGGTAAACCCTTGTGCTGCATATGCATTAATTTTCTCTGCCATTTCTGTGAGATTCATTCCACCACAATAACCATTTAAGTGTTTTGCACATATCTCTTCAAGTTGCCAACATATGGGTCCCATTGCATATTTAATCTTTTGTGGTATAGAGCACACCATACGTGGCTTTCCATCTTCTGGTTGCAATTCAGCTTTAACTATAGCTTCATAATGTGTTGTTAGTATTCTTTCTCTTTCCTCTTCACTGTATGTCAGGTAGAACAAATCTGGATTTGTATAGTACATCATTATTGGATCCATTTGTTTTTGTTTAGCCCCTGATAAATGATTATACCATTGTGTTATGTCATATGAAAAATTATCTAAGTAAGATCCAATTTCTGTTTCTATTCTGCTAGTTGCATAATTAATGAAGCTCTTTGCTATTTTTGCTTTAGGATTAGGTGCTGTTTTCATTTGTCTTTTAGCGGCTGCAAATAATGTTTGTTTATTCTTTCCGTACATCATAACTGTCTTTGATTCATCTACTATCTTTGATCCTAAAGTTTTTATAAATCCTACTTTGTCTGGCTGGTCATCCTGTATATCATGCACTTTAATATTGTTAATGGTGTCCATGTAATTCTTTAAATTATGAGTTATTTTATTATTATTTTTAATAAATTCATAATGTTCTGGGTTGGTCTTCTCACTTATTGATTTAAGATTTTTATCATTTATATGTAGTAATAGTTTTGGAAATCCTATTTTTGCTTTATACTCTTTTCCTGTATCTATAACAAATCCTGATTTTTCTAATTCTTGCATTAATTTAATATCTTCTGGGAACAAGTATTCTTTCTTTATTTGTTGTAAAAATGGGTGTGTTGCATTTGTTAGATCTTGAGGTTTTGTATAATAACTAGAGTTGTTTGGTGCTGCGTGACTCTCTATATTGTCTGATAAATATGTAAATTTGAATTGTGTTGCTATCTTGTATGTTTTATTGTATAATTGTTTATAGTCCTGTGGACTGTTATTATAGGCACTTAGTGCCTTAGTGGGCGTACTTAAAAATTTTGATTTGCCTTATCGGCATTGGTCTCAATTATTTTAGTTGGGGTATAGAATAATTCAGTTATTGCCCTTTTTATTTTATCAAATATAGTTAATTTCTCTATTTCATATCTTTCTAATTTATATTCTCCATTTTTGAAATCTTGTAATGTTTGGCTTAATGATGAAGTCATTAGAGTTGCAATATTTTTCTCAGTTCTTAGAGTTTCTTGCATGACTTTGGCTAATAATGGTATGACTTGGTTTGGAATGTTTAATGAAGGGTCTTCTTTTTGTATATATGATATGAGTGATTTTATTGTGGTTACATCTAATTTTTGTGCTAATATCATTTTATTTGTTAGTTTATTTATTAATTTGGGATTAACAGCTTTATCTATTGTTGCTATATATTCTGTCAGATCATCTTTCTTCATTCGGAGTACTCTTATGGCATTGACTTTTTCATCTTTAGTTCTTTTAGTAAAATAATATTTTCCATCTTGTAAAAACACTTCTTCCTTAACTATTTCATGTGTTATTATTCGTTTCTTTTTAGGTAATAAATTCTCTTTAAGTATTGGCTTCCATATGTTTGCTATCTTTATATTTAAATGGTTTCTGTGATAATTATGTACTGATGCTCCTGGATTTAATTTTAGGTCATAGAGTTCATTGATAATAGAGAATAATGGTTTATGTTGGTTCAATTCACTTCTAACTTTCTGTAAATAACTTCCCATTTCATATCCTATGAAATCCTCTGTAACAATATCTTCAGCCCTAGGATTACTTATCTTGATGATTTGGAATCGAATATAGTATGTTGCACCTGAGTCAAATTTTTCAATTGGAACACATTTCAATAAATAATTATGTTGTGGTGTACCCATGAGACCGGATATTATTATTTTTGAATTCATGTCTGGGCTTATATATAATAGATGATTTAAACTGTGTATATATGGGTATTGATTTCCTTCCATTTTCATTACCATTGTACAATCTGTGTGATTATAAGATTCTGCATAATTGTCTATTCTATTAGGTGTTATAATTACTTTTCCTTCAACTTTATCTCCGAATTGTATTAAGTGTTCTTGTGTGTCTAAGTATTTGGGTACATGTGCGGTTCCCACTATTATTACTCCATCATTTAAATTTTGAGCTGCTTCATATAATTGTTCATTTGTTAGATAATATATAACGTCAGTTAGGTTTATTAATGTATTAGGTTCTAATGGGTGATCATTTTCTCCTCTTATTAAATATTCATTTAGATTGTGATCTGAATGTGTGGTTTCAAATTCTTCTTCTCTCTGATTCTTTGCATTGTCAATAACTTGCTCTAGATTTGTAAATTCTGGTCTCTCTATTACTGTGTAACCATCTTCTCCTTGTCTCTTTTGATATTTCTTGTCATATTCAAATTGTTCTAATACCATTTTTGCTGCATCCATTTCTGTTTTATTTAATAGTTGGTTAATCTTTTTATCAAATCCCTCTATGGCATTTAAGCATTTTAATTTCCTATCTCTATCTGCTGTTTCATTTATTGGTGTTAATATCTCTGGGTCTAGTCCTGCCTTCAAAGTTCTTGTTGAATTTATGTCAATAAGTGGTCGTGTTTTTATGTATCCTAGCTCATTATCATCATCAAAGGTATATTTTATTTGTTCTATTATATTTGAGTTTTCTGCTAATGATCTTATGTAGTGTGATATATGATGTGGATTAGTTTCTCTTTCTAATTTCACTGGTCTGAATGTTGGATCTTCTTTTATCTTCATGGCATTATATGTTTCTACATTTACCCATTTTACATTTGTTACTGAATTTAATATATCGCAATTATACTGTGTTTCTGGTCTTTCATATTTGTAGTAATCATAATATTCTTTCAATCTTCCGCGAACATATTTAAGACGGTCATAATTTTTAAGGTCGGTGACCTCCGACAATTTAGTTGAAACTACTTTTGGAGTAGCCTCAAATTTTC